ATTCATGAGATTAGCTGTATATGGTACATTAAGAAGAGATTATCCTGATAAAGGTAGGATAGAAGGTTTTAGCTTAGTATTTCCTGGAACACAGTCTTTTCCTGCTATTATTAAGAATGAAAAGGGAAAAGGAGCTGTAGTAGAGCTCGTTGAAACAACTCCAGAAGAATTAAACATGTATGATGAATACGAAAACGTAGACGGTGGTTTATATATAAGAACCACAGTAAATGTCAATTTAGACAACGGTAAAACAGAAAAAGCTTGGATTTACGTAGCTGGACCACAGTTATGGGAAAAATCAAAAACATTTACAGAAGTGCCAGATGGTGATTGGCATTCAATGAAAACATTAGTTATGTTAGATAGGGTATATGAAAAAAAATTCGAAGAAACCCCAACAATTTAATATAATACCACCTGATTTAAGTCAGAAAGAAAAAGCGTTAGAACTAGCTAAAAAAGATATTATTACTTTTGGTCAAATGTTTTTACCAGAAGATTTTATGAAATCTAGTCCTGCTCCTTATCAGTATGAGTTAAGCAACCTGTTGTTAGGAGATGAAAAGCGTATATGTATTATTTTGCCTAGAGGCCATGCTAAATCAACTCTAGCAAAAACTGCATTGCTTTATCAACTCTATTTTGCCCCACCTGAAAAGAAGCAGTTTATTGCCTGGGTCTCTGAAGAACAATCTCAGGCAATAGACCATATCAAATATATACAAAACCATATTGATATGAACCCTGCATTACAGTATTACTTTGGTGACTTGAAAGGTAGCAAGTGGACAGAAAAAGAATTTACTACAGCTAGAGGAGATAGAATCATAGCAAAAGGTACATCACAAAGATTGCGTGGTCGTTCTCAATTAGGATTACGTTATACAAATATTATACTTGATGACTTTGAGTCAGAGTTAAATACGAAAACACCAGATAGAAGAAAGGAGATTAAAGAATGGGTAATGTCCACAGTCGAACCCGCTCTAGAAAACTCGAAAGGAAACGAAGGTTCCATATGGCTTATTGGTACAATAGTCCATTACGACTCATTCCTCCAGGGAGTTTACGATGGATGGTTAGACGCCCAGAAAGACGATAGAAAATCAGCTTGGGCAGTTATGTATAAAAAGGCCATAGTAGATAATATACCTTTATGGCCAAATTATTTTACAAAAGAAAAACTAAAAGATATAAAATCTAGATTTACGGATATGGGTTTAGTTCATAAGTTTGCACAAGAATACTTGAATGAAGCTAGAGATGTAGAGAATGCTAAATTTTTAATTGATAGAATTAATTATTATAGAGGTTATTTAGAAAATAGAAATGGTTTTAATTATATGATGATAGATGAATCTGCTATACCTGTACATGTTTATATGGGAGTAGACTTAGCTTATGAAGCAAATGCAAAAAGCGACTATCAAGTAATAGTTACCATTGGAATAGATAGTGATAGAAATATATATCTTATAGATTATTACAGAGAACATTCTCCTTTGTATGATATGCCTTCACAAATAATTGATATAGCTAGGAAATACCACCCTGTAAGAAGAGTAAACGTAGAAAAGGTAGGGGCTCAGGGATTAATTAAAGACCATGTTAATAAGTTAGCAGGCAAAGATAGAAAACTTGCACCTGGTCTGTCACAAGGTGTTAGACCTCCTGGTGGTATAAAAAAAGAAGATAGATTAGAAGCGTTACTATGTCCTGTAGTAAATGGTAGAAAACTATACATCAAAAAAGAACATCAAGAAATAGTAGATGAAATGTTTGAGTTTCCAAAAGGTAGAAACGATGACCTTCTTGATGGCCTATGGTATGCTGTAACAACAGCAAAGCCTCCAAAAAGCAACGCATTAGACATAGACAAATTTGAAGAAAGAATGTCTAACAGAGAAAAAAACGTCGCATCTAGAGCAGTAAGTTGGATTACTGGACAAAAAATATAATTTTTTTCTTGACAATAACGTCGTAAAGTTATTATTTTAGACGTAAAATATAAAATTGGGAGTATATGGCTAATTACGACGATAAAAAAAGCAAACCACAAATAACTAGAGAATTATTTAGACGTTGGAGAGACGGTAGAGAACAGTGGGACGCTGAAGCAAGAAATGCAGTAGATTTTACATTAGGTAATCATTATAGTACAGATGAATCAGATGCACTACAAGCAGTAGGACAAGCAGACTTTGTTATTGATAGAGTATATGCTGCTGTTGATAAACTAAAATCTTTACTTACAGCTAGACCAGCTAGGTTTTCTGTAATAGCAAGAGAAGATTCTGACAATAAATTAGCAAACGTTTGGAGAACTATACTAGAATATGTATGGGATATATCAAACGGAGATAGCACATTTAAACAAGTTGTACATGATTATGCTGTTACTGGACTGGGATATATGTATGTATATGTTGACCCTGAAGCAGATTATGGAAGAGGTGAAGTTAAGTATACTCACGTAGACCCTTTTAGAGTTTATGTAGACCCAGCGTCAAGAGATAGATTTTTTAATGACGCATCAGGAATGATATTGTCTACTTTTTTAACCAGGCAGCAAGTTTTAGATTTATATCCTCAACTAGAAGAAATGATTGACGATATAGAGGTAGGAGTAAATTCTTTGTATGGTGAAGACTATCCTACATCTAATTTAAAAAATAGTAACAATGTATTAACACCTGCTGAAGCAAAAGATTTAGATTACAATGTAAATCAAAAATATCAAATACTTGATAGATTTTACAAAGTAAAAGTACCATACTATAGATTGTTTAACACAGTAAGTGGTGCTGAAAAAATAGTTGACCCAGAAATCTATTTACAGATTCTACAAGAAGAAGAAACAGAAAGAGCTATAGAGTCTGGTGCTATACAAATAGAAGAAATACAACAAACAAGAATTGCACAATGCAGTAGCATTGGAGACACATTACTTTATGAGCGTATTCTAAATACTGATATATATCCAATTGTTCCTTTTACGAACATTTGGACTAATACTCCCTATCCCAAATCAGATGTGAACAAGGTTAAGGACTCTCAGAGACTTTTAAACAAGTTATTCTCTTTGACCTTGTCACACGCTCAATCAGCCGCTGGTCTGAAGTTATTAATACCAGAAGGTAGTGTAGATAGTGTAAGTCAATTAGAGAAAGATTGGGCTAATCCAAATGCGGTTATAGAATATAACCCTGAATTTGGTGAACCTCACTATCCACAACCAGCTCCTTTAACTAGTGAGTTTTATTATTTAATAGATAGGGTAGAAAAATATATAGATTTAAATTTTGGTATACCTGAACTTTTACAAGGGTTTAAAGACCAAGCACCAGAATCTGTAAGAGGCACTATGCTTTTATCAGAAATGGGAGAATCAAGAGGTAAATCAAAATTAAGAGATATTGAAGCAAGTTTATCGATGGTTGGTCAAGTTGTTTACAACTTAGCTAAAGACCATTATAGATATGCAAAAACATTTAGAATTGTACAACCAAACAATGATATTACTGAATTTTCAGTTAATATGAGAATGTACGATAATAAACAGAATGAAATATTGACCATAACGAATGATATTCAAATTGGACAACATGACATTCGAGTTATATCAGGTTCAACTTTACCTAGCAACAAGGTATCTGAATACAACATGTATCTTGACGCGTATAAACTTGGACTGGTAGATGATGTCGAGGTTTTAAAGAAAACTGAAATCTTTGACAAAGAAGGTGTCCTTCAAAGAAAAGGCCGTATGGCTCAAATGCAACAATATATCACACAGCTTGAAAATCAAGTTAAGAAGCTAAGTGGCGACTTACAAACATCTGAACGTGAACAGGTTTCATCCAGAAAACGTACAGAAGTAGAGAAGTTCAAATCACAATTGAGTGAAATTAGAAATGCCACAAAGTCTAAAGAAAAAGAAAAGGTGATGCAATTAGGTATGCTAGTAGACCAAATGGGACAATCTATGGAGGAAGAAGAAGAAATCGAGCCTGGTTCAGAATCTTAGGATTAAATCAGGGTTAGGAGAAAAAACATGGCAAAAGAACAAGATAAACAACAGGTTGAACAGCAAGACCCAATAGTTGAAGGTGTTGGAAACGAGCAAACTATTTCAATAGAGCCTCAACAAGAAGAAGGTGTAGAAGCATCTGAAGCTGTAGATTGGGAAGGAGAAGCTAAAAAGTTTCAATCAATGTACGACAAAAAGGTAGCAGAACATGAAAATCTTAAAAAAGATAGTAGTGATTTGCTTCAGTTAAGACAAGTATTGTCTGACAAACCTGAGTTAGTAGATGTGATTGAAAAAAGCCTTGCTGGAGAATCTATTGAGGAAAAAGCGAATGAGGGAAGTACAACCCCAGATAACTTTGACCCTTGGGACGCCTACTACAAGCCAGAATCTGAATCTTACAAATTTAGAGTAAGTCAAGAAAAAAAGCTTGTACATGAAACAGTAGATAACGAACTAGCTAAACTACAAAATCAAATGGCGATGAATAACTTAAAATCAGAATTGGTATCAGAGCATAATCTTGGAAAAGAAGATGCTGAAAAGTTTTTGCAATTTGCAACTACACCTAAAGCCAATCTTCCTATAGAAACACTTATTAAAGTGTGGAAAGAAGGAGAGGGTAAGGGCACAAAGCAAAGTGAAAACTTAGAAGCTGTTAAAAAAGCTAAATCAATTCCTAAACCAGCTGGTGTTCTTCAAGGTGGTCAACAACCACAAAAATCTGAAGAAGACCAAGTATGGGATAGAGTTATGAATGCTGGACGTATTGGTAGATTAGCTAAAAACTAACTTAGGAGTGAAATAAAATGGCTTTTAATCAAGGACAATTAAAGGCATCACAAATAACCGCAGCTGCTACAAGCGCGGATTACGGACAAGCTCCAGACCAAAGAAAGCTGTATGATTTCTCTGATAGAGTTGCAGAACTTATGCCAGAGGAGTCACCTTTTTTCGTCTATCTAAGTCAAGTTGCTAAAGTAGC